CTTCGTATAGGGATTTCGTTAATATAGGCCCAACACTCCCCCAGGCGCACGTTTCGCGACACGTCGGCGATATGCTCGATCCTGCACCCTTTCAATTCGAGTTCGTAGATTTTTTCGCCAGTGTATTTGTTGAACGCGGTAACTTTCATTTCGGATCTCCAATCACTCGTTTCAACCGATAACGTAAGTATATACTACAACCTGTATCATCTTTGAGCCAAAAAACCTATTTCAGGTTTTAATCATATATACTCTGCACGTCACCGATTTTAGGAGGTAATCAATGATTTGGGAATCGTTCTTATGGCTGCTGCTGCTCGTGATCGTCGATTTTATCACCGGGCTTATCGGCCATACCATGAGGGAGGGCTTTTCGTCCTCCAAAGTAAGGGAAGGGCTGGCGCACAAATTTACCTATGTCATCGCCCTGGTGCTCTGCCTTGTCTTGGAGAGAATCATGGAATACTACGATCTGCCCATGGTCTGCGCCGGCGCGCTCTACTCGCTCACCTATGTTTGGATCGTCGTAACCGAGGTGGGAAGCATCTTGGAGAACCTCGTGCTAATCAATCCCGATCTGGCCGACAACTCGTTTATGCGCATCTTCGACCGCCGCGAGGAGGCCGACCAGATAACGCAACCTTTGCCCATGATCGATCTTGATGACGAAGAGGAGGCCGGCAAATGCAACGGGTAATCGATGTGAGCTACCATAACGGAAAGGTCAATTGGGAGCTGGTCAAGGCGGCCGGCTACCACGCCATTTTGCGCGCCGGCTACGGCACCGACCGCGCAGACCAGGACGACACGGAGTTCAAACGCAACGCGGACGCCTGCGAGCGGTTGGGCATCCCCTGGGGCGCGTACCTCTACAGCTATGCGGACAATACCACCCGCGCTATGAGCGAGGCGGCGCACATGATCCGGCTCCTGGAGCCCTACAAAGACGCGCGCTATCGCCTCTATCCCTGTTTTTTCGACGCCGAGCAGGCGGGCACGGAGGACGCCGCTGCCGGCAACGCCGTTATCTGGTGCCGGCAACTCGCGGCAGAGGGCTACGATACGGGCGTATACGCCAACGAGCATTGGTGGAGCACCGTCCTCAAATACGTGCGCACGGGGTGTCGGTGGGTCGCCAAGTGGTCGAGCCGCGCGCCGTCGGTCGCCTGGGATATCTGGCAGTGCACCGACCGGGCCGACGTGCCGGGGTGCACGGGCAACGGGGGGCGCACCGATCTCAGCCAGTCGAAACTCGATATCTTGGCGCCGCCTATTTACGAAGGGCCGGAGGGGCCCGGAGATATGACGGCCGATGAGCTGGCCGACGCGGTCGAGCGGGGCGATTACGGCAACGGCGAGGATCGCCGGCGCGCCCTGGGCGGCAGGTACGACGTGGTGCAGCTCATCGTCAACCTGCGCAACGGCTCGACAGCGGGGATAGGCAAGGTGGCCGATGATGTGATCGCCGACCGGTACGGCAAGGGAGAGGCACGGAAGATCGCCCTCGGAAGTGCCTACAAACCTGTGCAAAAACTTGTGAACAAAAAACTAAAATAAAGTTGTTGCATATTCGGCGCGGATGGTCTAACATGATCTCCGCGCCGCTTTGATTGGAGGTGAGATTATTTTGGCGACGAATTACCACAAGTCCGTGAGCCGTACCGTGATCGTGACGCACTGTCACGGCCAGTGCGTGAGCGACGGCGAGTTCTATGATTTCTCGGCGGAAATGCCGGGCTGCTACACTCTCATGCGGGCCCAGGCGAAGCTTCGCCGCGATTTCGGAGATCCGTCCATCACGCTCAACAATGTGGAGTACGACGAGGCATACTACACCATGCCACTAGACCAGTTCCTGAAACTGGCGACCAGAAAGGAAAAGACGAAATGACCGACCAGCTAGCAGTTTACGACGAGACCGCCCGCGACATGGCCGCCCCCGTGGTGGACACCCAGTTCGTCAACACGTGCGACCTCTCGACCCGCGCCGGGAAGATCGCGAGCGCGAAGGCGGTGACCGGCGCGCTCTCCCTCAACGACGTGCCCGCGGGCACCGTCATCGACGTGCGGGACATCATCACCATGCCGGGAGTTCGCAAGGCGCGCGACCCACGACTGCCTAACGTGCCCTGCGTCAATACCTATATCATCGACACGGAGGGACAGGCGTACATGAGCCAGTCCGAGGGCATCGCCCAGAGCGCCGCGCTGCTCACCGCGACCTTCCCGGATATGGGCAAATCCGATCCCGAGGGCTGCGTGCCCGTCTACGTCCAGGTGACGCCCCTCGATGGCGGGAAGACCTACAAGACCCTCGTACCGGCCGAGTAAGCCGGAAAAAAACGCCGAAAGCACCGGCCCCGACGGCTGTAGACGTCGGGGCTTTTTTGATCGGAGGAGACCATGGCAAATTCGCCTAGGAGCGCCGCGAAGCAGGAAAGCGACAAGGTTTACAATCAGCGGCGCCGCGCCAAGCGCGCGCTGGAGAAGCTCATGCGCGACACGGGCGGGAGCCTCACGGCGGCCCAGCGCGGCTACAAGGCATCGCTCGAGCAGCAGATAGCGGCGACCTACATAGGGCACCGCCCGGACAGGGCGCGGCGCGAGTCGGCCATACGGGCCGCCGATCTTCTGGGCCAGCGCGTCGCCGGTGCCAGGGCCACGGCGGCCCAGCGGCGCGACATCATGTTCCGGTCCCAATTCGGGGCATCGTCCCGCAAGGGGGCCAGCATCAACGGCATGACCGCCGCCAGGAACAAGATCTTCATGCGGGCGACTCAGGCGGCGTGGGCCGGCAAGGGGCCGGACCGCCTGCGATCCATTGCCGAGTACTACGGCAAGCCGATAGACGAGGTATATAGGCTCGTGATGGCACAGCAGGGCGAGGCCCTGCGACGCGAGTACCGGATACGCACGGGCAAGTCGGGGGGCGCCACCGACGATCCCCGCGACAAATTGCAGTTGGAGCTGGCCGAGAACGTGGACAGGGACACGGGCAGCCCCGACTATATGGTGTACGTCGTCGCCGTAACCCCGGACATGATCTGACATGATCCGGCGGAGCCATATCGCGGGCGCCTACGATACCGAGACCACCACGTTAGGGGAACGGACGGAGGCGCGGGCGTTTCCCTGCGTCTATATCTGCAACGATCTAACCGGCGTCGACTTGCGGGAGTACGTGCCCGACGAGGGGGAGAGGATCGAGCTCTTCCGCTACCGGCCCGACGTGCTCGAATGGTTGGAGCGGCTCATTGCCGACGGATTCCGGCGGGGGAGCACGCCTATTGTATGCGTGTACAATATGATGTTCGACCTGGCGCCGCTCATGGAGGAGCTGGCCGCGAACTACCGATGCGAAGTCGTGGCCCAGTCGTCCACTCATGTCTACACGCTCGATCTGTGCTACGAGGACACCGTGCTGCTGCGTCTGTGGGACACGTACTATCTCGAGACGGGCGGCCTGGCGGCCATGGGGCGCACCTGCGGCGTCGCCAAGGCCGTGGGCGACTGGGATTACAGTCTGGTACGCACTCCCGAGACGCCCATAACGCCCCAGGAACGCCACTATGCCGCCCGAGACGTGCAGGTGATACCCGCCTACCTCCGCTATCTTACGGAGGTCAACACGTGGTTGGAGCCGGATATGCTCGGCACCCGCGTCGTCACCAAGACCTCCCTTGTGCGGCAAATGGCCAAGCGGGAGATAGGAAGGCTGCGCATTAAGACGGCCAAGGGCAACACGGTTTCGCTGCGACGCTGCTACGAGATGAACGCCGAGGAGGAGCGGCCGCGCAACTTCCACTCGTGGGCGCTCCGGCGGGCGTGCTTCCGGGGCGGTCTCACGTTCACCGCGGCCAATCGGGCGGCCCAGGTGTGCCGCGACGTTGCCAGCCTCGACGTTACCAGCATGCACCATCTCTATATAAACGGCCTCATGGTGCCGCGCGGGTTCCGCGCGCCCTCGCTGGATACGTTGCAGCGCGCATGCGAGGCGGTGGCGGCCGTGCCCCTCGCAGACGTGCTGACGCATTACTGGCATCCCCTCCCCTACGGCATCAACGCACGTATCCGCTTCGACGGCCTGCGCCTGCGCCGGGGCTCGGTGTTCGCACGCGAGGGGATCGCTACGCTCGCCAGCGGCAAGCTGACTCGCAAAGCGCCCGGGGCCGATTGGGGCACGGAGGCGGGGCGCCTGGCCGACGAGTGCGCGCGGTCTGCCGGTTGGATGGATCGGGGCTTTAACGTGTCGATCGCCTTCGGCAAGGTCATGGGCGCCGACTGGCTGGAGTGCCACGTGACGGAGTTGGAGCTGTGGACGATGGCGCAGGTCTACGAGTGGGACGCCATGACGGTAGTCTGCGGCGAGCTCGCGCAAAATTGGGTGAGGCCGCCCGATTACGTCACGTTGCAGAGCCATATCCTCTTCGCGCAGAAGCAGGCGCTCAAGCATATCGTGCACGGGTACCGCGAGGGGGAGCCCTATACCGCACCCATCGCCGCGACCATACCGGCGCATATCGCCGACGAGCTGCGCGCGGGGACGTGCTCGGCCCAGTTCTTGGCGAGCTACTACAATTCGACGGTCAAGGGCATGTTCAACGGCATCTACGGGGTGCAGGCGCAAAATACGCTCAAACCCGAGTACCGCGTCATGGCGGACGGTACGCTCGCAGTCGATCAGGCGACCGTGCCCACGGCGGAGAACTGGGACGAGGCGAGCGGGGAGGTCGGCAAGGTATGGTACACCTACGGCACGCGCATAGTGGGCGGCTCGCGGATGCACCTCGTGATCGCGCTCATGCTCCTTTTCGAGGCGTGCCCGCTCGCCGTGGCCGTGGGCGGGGACACGGACAGCATCAAGCTCGCCAACGCGCCGACGGATGACGAGATACTGGCCGCGCTCGCCCCGTTGCATGAGGCGGCACGGGCGGCCCTGGATCGCACCGGCGAGCGCGTGCGCCGGTGCTTCCCCGACCTCACGTGCAACTTGGATCACGTGGGCGAGTTCGATATCGAGGGGTGCGCGGGGGGCGGCCGTTGGCCGCTCCACTGGGAGGCCTGGAACAAGGCCAGGCTGTCCCAGGCCGAGGACGGCACCTATCACGTCATCTGCGCGGGCCTCCCCCGGCCCGAGGGGGCCTACCATATAGAGCGTTGGTGCGACGACATGGCCGCGCGCGGGCACGACTTCGCCTGGATCGCAAATGCCGTGCTGGGGTACAATGCGACCATGGACTACAGCGTTTGCCGGTACCTCCAGCGCGACCATCCGAAGCCCTGGGAGCGCGTGCGCGAGCGGGTGACGGACTACCTGGGCGGTACGTGCGAGGTGGACGCGCCGCGATCCATCGCCCTTTTCCCCGGCGCGCGCGATATCGGGGATAGCTCCAAGCTGGGAAACGCCCAGAACCTGGAGTACCTCAACGCGCGGGGGATCTGCCCCGAGGATCGGCCGCGCCTCATAGGGGCGACCCCGGACGGCAAGGGCGGCTGGGTGCCGTGGATAAGCTACGATGAGGATTACGAAAATGGGAATTAGCAGATACTATGACTGGGGGCGCACTTTCGCCTACGACGCCCCAATGACTATGGTCGTCGGCGTGCGCGACGTGGGAAAGACCTACGGACTCAGAAAGCAGCTCGTAAACGATTTTCTGAAGGACGACGCGCGCTTCGTCCAGCTCGTCAGGTACAAGACCGAGCTGCCCATTATGTCGGGCGAGTATCTGGCGAAGGTGGGCCGCGAGTTCCCCGGGCACATGTTCAAAACCGACAACCGATTCGCCTGGTGCGCGGAGAGGGTTCCCGATGGCGAGAAACCGGACTGGCGGTGCATGGGCTACTTCTGCGCGCTGACCCAGATGCAGCAGATCAAGAACACCACGTTCGTAGACCCCTACCGGATCGTGTTGGACGAGGCCATTATAGACCCGGCATTGCAGCGCTACACGTCGTACCTCCCCCGCGAGTACTACGTGCTCACCCAGGCCATCGACTCGATCACCCGCGAGCAGGTGGACGAGGATGGCAACGCCGTGCCCCGCAAACATCAGCCGCGCGTGTACCTGCTCGCCAACGGCCTCTCGATGGCCAACCCCTATTTTCACTTGCTGGGCATTCGCAAGCCGCCGCCGTTCGGCAAGCACTGGTATATGGATTCCGACGGCCGTAAGACGGTGCTGCTCGATTACGTGGAGCCCCGCCGACAGGATAAGCGGCGCAAGTCAACCACCGTTGCCGGACGCCTCTCGGCCATGGATCCCACCAGCGCGGGAGCGCTCGACAACGAGTTTTTGGACGCCTCGGGTCTGTTCGTGGCCGAGAAGCCCCGCAGGGCCAAGCCTGCGTTCGCCATCGCGCACCAGGGGCGGCGCTACGGGGTATGGGAGGATCGCGGCGAGGGGATGGTGTACGTGACCGACGGGGCGCCCGCCAACATCGACCCGGTATACGCGCTCACCAACAAGGAGGGCGAGTTCAACGCGTTTTTAGCCGCGCGCAACGAGCCCGTCATGAGGTACCTCGTGGAAATGTACCGGTACGGCCTGGTGCGCGTGGACTGCGACGGCACCCGCGCGGCCCTGGGCGAGTGCTTGGGAATGTTCGGCCTCAGATAAAGAGACAGCATGGGTGCCTGTGGTATAATGACCGTCGGCCAGGGCGGCGGGAGCGCGGGCGAGTAGCAGCGTCCGGACGCGCACCGGGGACGGTGCCGGAGCTGCGAGGTTCGCGCCCTTTTCAGCCGGCGCGCCGCATGCCGTGGCCCTCCAATCAACGCGAGGCCCCGCCTGGATGGCGGGGCCTCGTGCGTGTTGGGGTTATATGTTTTACTGGGGTGATTTTACCCAAAGCGGATAGCTGATCGATCCGCCCGCGTATGCTGCCGCGCTGACATTTTGCGCCGCGTAGAAGATAATGGACGATCCAGACCAGATAAACTGCCCGACTGGCACGCTGGATACATTAACAACGACAAGGCGCTTGGCCGACGGGGCCGCGCACGTCAAGAATACCTGGGTGGCCACCGTCACCTGCTGCCCTGCCGTCAATTCGGGAAGGTTGACCGTATCGAGACAGGCGGTTACCATGCCGTCCGCGATGATGAAATTAAGCGTAGTGGAGATACCGCCCCCGGATAGAGTTTGCGAGTACAGGCGCGAGGTTTTCACATCGCCGCCCATGACCTTAGAGGCCACGTGTTGCGCCATGATCTTATACAGTTCCACGGTGGGATGCACGCCGTCCACGTTTTTAAATCCGAGCTGCCACATATAAGCGTCTTTGATTACCTTAACAGCGACACCGGACGCCACAATGCCGGCGACGATTGCGCTGTAAAGATCGTGCATATGCGCATCGACGCCGTAATTTCTGAACATCATAGGGATTGCGATGATCTGGGCGTTGGGAAATTGGGCCCGAGCCTCCTTGATCGTCTGCAGGGCAGCACTGTACAGCTGGGCGTAAGTCAAGGGGGTGGGGTCGTTCCAATCGTTGAAACCTCCGCCAATTACAATATAATCCACATCCGCAACGGGGATGCCGATCTGCTGTGCCGCTTTTTGTATTTGATGGTAAAAGTTCATAGACGCGCTGGCCTCGTCAACCCATCCGCTGCCGCCATATGCGTAATTGTACATTGTCCAACCCATTAACTGCGCCGTGAAATAAGCGAGTTTCTGCGGGTAGGACTCTGTGGGGGCCATAAACGAATCGCCGATAAATACGGCGTTGCGACCATTTTCGCCCTGTACCGGGGTTCGCTCTGACAAAGAGTCGATGCGAAGAGCCAACTCGTTGTCTCCATTGATGCGCGCCTGAGTCTCCGCCGCGATGGCGTTCGCGTTGGCCGCGATGGCGTTCGCGTTGTCCGCGATGGCGTTCGCGTTGTCCGCGATGGCGTTCGCGTTGGCCGTGATGGCGTTCGCGTTGGCCGTGATTCTCCCGTCGTACGCCAGCACCTCTCGACGGTAGGCCTCGATCTGCGCGTTGTAGTTGCCCGTCTCGGCCCAGTACGTCGCGTTGCCGATATCAATGCCGACGGGCACCGATTGCCGGCTCGTGTAGCTGTTGCCCTCGTGCAGCACCACGGTGAGGGGATCGTAACCGATTGTATCGCTCCACTCCAGGGGATCGGCGAACACGGGCACGTAGCGCGCCCCCACGTACTGGCGGACTCCCGGGGCCGGCGCGTCCGGAGACGCGCCCGCGCGGGCCGCGATAAAGGCCGCGAACTGCGCCAGCTCGTCGGCGCCCATGCCGCGCACGTACTCCTCCAGTTGGTTCTTGGCATCTGTCATGTTTTTCCTCCTTTTGTACTGAAAATACGATTAATTTCCCGGCGTCAGCATGCCGTCAGCCTCCAGGCGACGGCGATGGCGCATATCGCCGCCATGAAGATGAACGCCATGAGCGGATCAGCGCCGCGCATCCTCGGGCTCCTGGTCGTAGGTCATGCGCGCCGAGGGGTCGGCCTCCCATCTGAGGATCAGCCGGCCGTACGTGTCCTTGCTGTAGTCGTGGCCGGTGTCGAAAATTATCTCGTCCCACGACTGCGGGATAAAAGCGGTGAAATAGCCCTCTTGGGAGAGCCCGAAATAGACTTGGCGCGCCAGCGTGTCGAAAATGTACTTGGTGTTCTCGCCCACCCACTGCTCTACCTGGGCCTTGTAGTAGTCGTCGAAGCCAGAGGCCTTGAATTGCTCGAATTCCTTCTGAAGCGCTGCAATCTGCTCGCCCCAGGCCTCCACCTCCTCGGCCGTGGACTCCGTGAAGTTGATGGTCTTCCACAGGTAATCGCAGATTTTCTTGATGCGCTCCTCGGCGCTGTACACGTCCCAGTAAAAGGGCGCGACCGGCGGGAAATCAGTGTAGGCCCACCACAGGGGCGGGAAGCTCTGGGGGCCGCACGGCCCGCACCCGCGAGAGGGAATCAACGACATATATCGTCCTCCTAACTAGTAGCTGTTTACATTGACCGTGAAAAGGCAGGAGAAAAGCGGCTCCACCTCGTCCAACAGCATCTGGTCGACCGTCCGGAACTTCTCCATGGCCGCGAACTTCTCCATGATATCGCCCTCGGTCACGCGCTCGTACTGGCGGTCGTTGCCGGTGCTCGCGTAGTCGGAGTTGCCCGACAGCATCGTCTGGGGGAACTCGCTGTAGATATCGCGGCTCTTGCCGTACTCGTTCGACACTTGCAAGGGATCGAGGCCCTGGGCCGCGAGCGCGTAGAGCGGCTTGTACTTCGGCATGCACTCGTTGAGCTTTTGCAGCAGCTGCTGCTTCCACCGGCCGGGCGGCACGATGGCGATTTCCCGCCACCAGTAGCGCCCCTCGAAGAGGGATTGCCAGCGGTCGCGCTGCTCCTCGTCGTACCAGTCCCAGGCCCACGACTCGTCCCACGTGATGAAACCGTACTCCACCAGCTGTCCCAGCTGAATCGTGGATATCGCGTGCCAGTCGCGCCACTCGTCCATCTCAATCCCCATTGCCGGTCAACTCCTCAAGATCGTGGGCCCATGCGTAGTTGTCGCTGCGCCAGTCGCGGGCCCAGTCCACCGTGACAGGGGTGTCCCAGATTCGGGACAGCTTCCCGCAGGCCCGGCGGCGCGCCGATAGCGAGTTGAGGCGCATGGCCTCGCTCGGGCCGGTCTCGGCCAATATCTCGTCATCGACGCGGCGCTCGGTCTTCTCCAGCAGCTGGTCGAAGCCCAGCAGCTGGAAGACCTGAGCCCAGATATTGCGCTGCACCGTCTGGACGCCCTCCGCGATAAACGGGGCGTCCGTCTTAATGCAGGTAATATTGTTGACGATTTCCTTAAGGACATTAGTACCCAGGATGGCCGGCTCGCCGTCGGCGTATTGCCGGTAAATGCTCTCGGCGTCCGATTGCAGTTCCTGGGGCACGGTGAGGATCAGGGGATGGTGCTGCTGCTGCATGTTGACGTCCACGGTGCGATCGCACAGCGCCAGGCGACGGGCGAAGTAGCGGAGCTTGTAGAGCGTCGAGACCCGCAAATCGTTGTCCCAAACGAACACGCCGTTGCGCCAATCGCAGGGGAACTGATAGTGCCCCGTCTGCCCCCTCGCGATCCAGGCGCGGGGGTTGTCGTACATATTGGGCGCGCCCTGCTGCACGGCCATGAGCGAGTACAGATTGCCGTTGTTCACTGCTAGCGTGGCGCATCCCTCGGCGAGCAGACACCATTCCAAATATCGCGCGTCGCACGTGTCGGGGAGCCCGCGCCATTCGAAGCGGCTCATGGCTATGGCCATCAACTGATCCTCGTAGATCATGGAGGCGTCGCGATCCAGCACCGACGCCTCCCAGAACACGGGGAGGCCGTGGGTCGGATCGAGTCCGGCATTTTTCCTATTGCCCATGATTGCTCCAGATGTCCACATTGCCTATTTCCTCCGGCACGCTCCATACCGTCGTGCCGGCGACGAGTATATCACGGATGGCCCGCGCGTCCCCCTGGGAGATGCCGGCCCCCGCCGGGACAACCCATACATCGGAGCATTGCCAATAGCAGAAATGCGCCATCGGCTGCCAATCGGACACTTCCCAGGGCTGGCCCAGGGCGTAGCCGTAGCGCGCGAACTGCCCCGCCGCCGCGCGTATGGCCCCCTCGGGCTGGGTGCGCGCCTCGACGCACCACATCATGGGGCGCGTCATGGCATGCTCGCCATATGCGTACGCGCCGCACGTCATGGGGGCTTGCAGGCCCTGGCCCTTATAGGCGTTCGTCACGGCCGAGGCGGCGACGTCGCGGGAGCGGGCGGCGTTGGCGTCCGCAGTGGATTTCGAGCGCGCTATATTGCCCCGCTGCGTCGCGGCGCTGTTATTCGCCTGTGTCCGCTGCCCCGTATTGTTGACATCGAGCACTGCCGTCGCGGTATGCTGCTGTTTCGACAAGTTTATGTTGTTGAGCTGATTCGTCTCGGTATTTCTCACCGTATTGCTGGAGATTGTGGCCTCCACGATCTCCTGGCTAGTGGCGATGGTAACTCCGACATTGGCCGTTTGCGCGTTGAGCATCGAGGTCCCGGAGATGGCATAGGCGGGAATATCCGCGATTCCCTGGATAACTCCCCCCATGTCCATATTAACAGCGCTGCCCAGCGCGGAAAGGCCCATTTTCGCCACGTTGATCTGCCCGGCCGTTGCCTGAGCGCCAACCAAATTCATGTTGGTCGTGGCAGCAGCTGCATTTGTGGCGTTGGTAATAGTTTTGCTGGTAAGATTCGCATTATTGGTCAATATGTTGTTAGTGATGATGGTATTGCCGAGTACTACGGTCTCCATATCCTGATTGAGCTCCAACGCGCTCTCGCTAGTGGAAATGGCCGTGCTCAGATTTGCGAGCTGGGCCGTTACATTGGCATATGCGTTGGCTGCCGTGGTATCGTTGGCCGCCAAGGCGCTTTGGTAGGCCGCCTGATAGGCCGTCTTCGCCTGCAAGCGCCCGTAATAGTCCGCGTACTGCGCCCGCGTGTGCGGATCCAGGTAGACGGCGAATGTCGGCACGCCCCAGGTCGTGAGCGTCTTAAAGGCGTCGGCGTCCAAATCGCACGTGAGCGGCGAGGCGTTGGCGAAGCTGAGGGACGAGAGGACGCCCGCGCCTATCCCCGATATATAAGTGTCGATAGCGAGCGCGGGAAACGTAAGGGCGATGCAGGCCATGACCGACAGCGTCCCGGCGGTGTCCTCCACATGCACGGGCACCTCGCGCCCCGCATGGTCGCGGAATACCAGCTCGGCATACGGGTAGGTGTACAGCTTGGCCATATCGGCATAGGCCGGATCGTATTTGAACAGGGCCTTTTCCAGATCCGCCAGCTCCAGCTCCGTCCATCCCCGCGACCACAGCGCGTAGACCTCATGGCCGAATACCGTGATGACGGTGCTATAGCCGGTAAGCGATTTGGGCACGAAGGCCACGCATCCGATCGTTTGAAACGCCTGGGGGGCCTGGACTTTCATGTCGGACAGGAACCCCATGAGCTGGGAGGTCTCCATGGCGAACAAGGGCAGCGAGGGCACGCCGTTGTGGTAGGTGATGGGCTGCACGGGCACATGGATGTCATCGCCCGCGTAACTTCCCCAGTCCTCCATGGGCGCGCCCGCCATGATCACGATGGCGTACACCTCTTGGTTGACAACCTTGGAGACGCGCGACCGCTGCACGCTGATAGACCCGTAGGACTCATCGGGGGCCGTCAGGTACTTGCAATTGCGCACCGGATCGGCGAGGTACCGCGAGGCGGTGACCGCCGCCATGGGCGCGTGGCCCCGCGCGAGGATCATCCCCGAGACCTCGACGCTGCAGAAGTACGTGCTCCACACGTCCAGGGTCACGCGAAGCTCGGTGGTGTTGGGCGCAAGCTCCTCGCAGTCGGCGACGAAATAGCAGTAGCGGGCGCGCGAGGGCGACCCGCCCGGAACGGGGAAGTCCGGATAATCGACCACGCAGTAATTGCACTGCGTGGCGACGTTGTAGGGCACCGGCACGCGCACGATCCCCTCCGGCGAGGTCATGAAGCGCGTGGGCTCGCTCACGGGATGGCCCTTCTGGGCATCGAGCCACGCATCGCGGGCCTCTGCCGACTCCCAGGCGATGGTGTTCTCATAAGCGGAATCCCAGGGCACGGACAGCATCTTTATATGGGCGTTGTCGCGCCACTGCCCGTAGTCGTAGGTGCTCGCGGCCTGGTAGGGGTTGACGTTGGCGAGCCCCGGAAAAGGAGTGTCCGGCAGGTGGGGGAATGACTTATCCACCGTTTTTCCTCCTCTCGTGGATAAAGAGAGGGCGGGCCCGTCGCCCGCCCTCGAAAAACGTCGGCAGTGCCGGGGCGCTTACTCGCCCTTGCCCTCGTCGCTGGTGGCGGCCGTCACAGTCAGCGTGTGCGCGGCGGTGTACTTGGTAGTCGCGGCCGAGGGATTGACGTACACGGATTTCGCCGTGACTGTCACCGAGGCCCCCACGGGCACGTCGTCGCCGATATGCAGCACGCCCCAGGCGTCGACGTAGTTGTCCCAATCGGACAGCTCCACGGCCTCGGTCTTAGCCGCATCTTCCGACCCCGTTGTGACCGTGGCCGTGACGGTGTAGAGCGCCGCGTCCGGCTCCACGGCGATCTCGGGCACGTCCGGCGCGATGGTGCCGGTGAGGTTGACGGCCAGCTGCGCCGTGCCTCCCTGCTCGATGGTATCCGGGCCGGTGATCGTCATACCGGCGACGGTCTGCTTGACGACCTGCGTTTCCGTGCCGGCCTCGGTGGTGAACAGCACGGCCGGCACAAAGGGGCTGGCGCTGATGACCTCCCAATGATGCAGCCAGTACGTGGTGCTCAAGGTCTCGGGATTGTAAAAACTGGTGGTCTCGTAGAGGTAATCCTGCACCACGAAGAAATCCTCGGTGGTGAGCAGCGCCACGGCCCCGGGGATCGGCAGCTCGTCCACGAGGATCTGGCGCACGTTGATCTCCGCCTGCTCGACGTGGAAAATCGAGGCAAGCACCTCGACGGAGAGCACCGCCGCCGTGTCGACTGTGGTGATGAGCACCAACTCGTCCGGCTTCGCAAAGACCGGAATATCGACCTTGGACGCGTTGTAAAGGGAGGATGGGAAGGCGAAGCGACCCACCATCTGGCGCACGGCCGTGAGAAACGCCTTGCCGGTCTCCTCGTCCGTCGGCGCGGCCGTCAGGCCGAACTTGAAAAATCCGTACTCGTCGTTATAGGTCGCGAGCACTTGGAGCATGGCGCGGTACTCGTCGTAGTTGTCGGAGTTGACGGGCGCGGTCATAAAACCCGCGGCAATGCGGTTGAGTCCCATCTGATCGACCACCGACATGCGCAGCTCGGCATCGTTGATGGTAATCGGGTATTTCATCTCACGGTTGACCTGATGGTACGCCACCGCCCCGTCGGGCTCGTACTTCTTGAGCAGCGTCTGCGCGTCGTCGGTGTAGGTGTGCCCCATAACCCAGGCGAAAGCGATCTCCTGAGTCGTCGCGCCGAAGTTGAGGCGCGGCCCCTTGAATACGGCGAGCGGAGATTCCCAGGATTTGGCGCGCGCGATGGTGTAGCCGATTCGCTTCACCAGAAAATCGGTGAACTGGTTGCGCATGTCGGACGCGTTGGGCGCCCACAGCGCGCGCTGGGTCTGCTCCAACGTGGAGATCACCGGGTTGGGGATACGCTGCTGATAGTCGTTGGTTCCCTCCAGCCAAGCGCGCGCGAGGATAGTGCTGTTGTTGACGGCCATGCTGTTACCTCCTTAAATATCCAAAGCCTCTGCCAGGTCGTCCCAGGACGTCTCCAGGAAATCGGCGTCCACATCGGGGTTTACCGTTTCCGTCGGCACCTGCTCGCGCTCGCTGGCCGTCTGCGAGTCCATGGGCGCGGCCCCGTTGTCGACGGCGATGGAGGCGACCGTGCCAAGCCGCTTCTCCAGGCGGGCGAAGCCCTCTTTGATTCCGGACTCGATGTGCTCCAGTTGGCGCACGAGGTCGCGAAACTCGTTGATACGGTGATCCGCCTCGCCCTCCTCGATTCCGGTATCTCGGTCGATATCCTCTTGCAGTTCCTCGTCCATGATATGACGCTCCTTTCGTATGCGGTCGAGATGATGGGATTATAAGGCTTAGACATTATATGTTTCAAACACATAAGGACATAAGGGCATAAGCTCATAAGGCCATAGCCCTTATATATGATTGCATGATAGAGAGGTTATAGGGCTATGCCGTTATATATGCCTATGTGGTTATGACGTTATGTGAGCGGTGCAGGCTCAAGAGTTACGGTTTGGTAACGGATGG